CACCCCAGCACCCGGACCGCCCCACTCGGGCGTCGCCACCAGTTGCCGAGATAGCCGCGGTCTTCGGCGTCGAGAATCTCATCGGCCGAGAGGCATCGCCGAGCCGGCGCGTCCTGCTCGACCCCCTCGTCCTCGAAATCCTCGGCGGTCAAGCCTTCCTCGCGCGCCTTGTACGTATCTTCAGGGTTTTCGCTCTGTACGCATCCACTCATCTTTCAACAATCCTCCTCGCGTTGCGTGATTTGAATCGCTTACGACCAGGTCGGCTTGCCGGTGATCTTGAACTTGATCGACTCGCCCATTTTCTCTCCCAGCGCCGCGTCGATGTTGCCGACCTCCTCGACGTTGCAGGGAATCGTCAGCGTCTTCAGTGTCGCGGCTGTGAACGGCAGCGTAACCACCAGGGAGCCGCTCTCTCCAGCCGCCGGCCGCACGTTGTCCGAATCGAAATTCAGTGCCAGCGTGATCGACTGCCCATCGATCAAGCCAGACAGATAATTCCGGAAGCCGTCCGTCGTGCCCTGGTGTGTTACATCAACCTGGTCGGTCTTCTGCGCGTCCAGGTTGATGTCCAACAACTCGGCTGTCAGCGCGCCGGATGCATCGCCGGTGAAGGCGACCGAAATACCCTTGGAAACATACGATCCCATGAGAGCCTCCTATGTGAAGTTGGGAACACTTACTCGATACTTGATCTCGCAGTCCATCGACGCGCAAAACCGGTGCGCGTCGCTTCCATCGTCGGGAAATTCAATCACGTCGGTATTGTTGACGATCTCGCAACTGAGGATCGCGGTCGCGTTCGCGCCGCTGCCGATCTTCGTGTTATGCATTCCGTCGAGCACATTGCGGATCGCGTCGCGGATCGCATCCGCCGACGTGTCTGTAACCGCCCAGATGTCGAGCTGCACGAGGTCCGTGGCGAAGTCGCCGGCAGATGCTTGGTGCTGCTCGCTCGCGCCAGTCACGCGGAAATACGTGATCGACGGCAGCGCCGCGCCGACCGGCCGCTTGCCACGGACGATCCGCGACGCAGGAACAAGCGCCGTGATGCTCGCCTTGGACGCAAGGTATTGATGGAGCGCGGTCTTCAGCGACATTCAATAGGTTCCCGATGTAAACGCACGCCCCATCTCCTGCAAGCCAAGTTCAATCTCTGCTGCGATGATCGACTTGCAGAGATTTGCCGTCTCGTACATCGCCGGCCGCAGGAACGGCTTGGCTTCCGCGGCGTGCGGCCCGCCGTGACTCATCTCGACCAGGTGGGCGATTTTCTTCGGGTCGTGCTTCCTGCCGTCCCCACCCACGGTCTGAAAGCCGCCACGCGGACCGATCACCGCAAACACCCCGGTCTTGTACGTCCGCGGCCGGAAGCCGAGCGATTTCTTGAGTTGCCCGGTCCGCACCGGGCATTTCGCCTTGGCCGACTTGACCATCAGCCGAGCCGCCTTGGCAACGCCGCGGCGGCCGTATTTCTTCTGCATCTTCGGCGGCAGTTCATGAAATCGCGCAAGGAGCGTGATGTCTCCGGATAACTGCAAATGCATCACTCTACCTCCGTGCATTCCATGACCAACTCATCCGGCCGCGATTCCGGCACCCGCCGCGGCGGCCCGAGAATGTTCAGGTATCGGCCGCCGCGCGCCAGTCGGCAGCGGCTCGTCACGTCCTCGCGGTACCGCATCCGCACGAGATGCGTCGTCAGCGGCTTGACGCCCGCCGCCTGCCTGGTGGTCATCGACTCGCGCGGCACGATGTAAGCCGGCACGTGCCTGGCGATCGTCTGCCACGCCTCCGTCGCCTCGCCGTCGGTGTTTGCCAGCACGGGCGCCTGGATGTCGATCCGGCTTGTCAAGTCACTCGCAAACAGCATTGTCAGACCGTCTTGTAGGTGTAACCCGCCATCAATCGCTCGATGGAATACGGAATCTGCGACATCCACCGCATCGGCACTTGCGTCTCGCGGAAGACGTACAGGTCCGCCACGGCCAGCAGCAGCGCCTGCTTGATCGGCGCAGGCACAGCGGTCGGCGCGCCGTAGCCTGCCGTGTACCGCACCACGACGTCGTCGGCGTGCCCCCGGCAGTCGCTCGGCCATGCCTGGTCGTATTTCAATCGCACAATGCCGCGGCCGTTGTCGAGGCCCTGCTCCCAGGCGGTGGCGGCCACGGTCTGCTCGGCCCCGGCCGCGTCGGTGTACTTGATGCTGGAGACGGTTCCGAGCGGATTCCTCGCCAGTCGGAACACACCAGCCGGCCAGCCGTCGAAATGCTCGTCAAACGTCGCCTCGCAGAACTGCGTCCAATATTGGTTCTGGAGCGACTCGACCGCGGCATCGATCATCCGGCTGATCGTGCCGTAGTAGTGCTGGTCGAACTCGCGGAGGTGCGCGGCCGCCTCTTCCACGGTGATCGGCCGGTCACTCGGCGGTGTCTGCATCACCAGCTTCACTGGTCGCTCTCCGTCTCTGTTTTCTCGGCTCGCGGATGGCGACGGCCACGCCGCGGCGGATCAGCACCCGGGCGTCACCGCCTGCCAGATCGTGCTCGGCGCCCTCGCGGAACGTCCGACCGGCCCGCGTTCGCAGGTCCCTGAGAATCCTCACTCGCACGTCGCGACCTCCTGGGCGATTCGCTCAACGTTCAGGCCGGTCACCCGGTAGTTCAGCCGGCCGTAAAAAATAAACTCCACATCCTGGCACGCATCGACGACCGCCTGCGTGAACGGCCCGATGATCTCGCGGGTGTGCCGCAGCCTCCGCTCCGGGTCGCCCCCGGGCGTCGCGTAGCCGCTGAAGTGATCGCCTTCGTCCTGTCGCGCGTAGCCGCCCATCCCCACCAGGTGCACACGCCGCGCGCCGTGGTTCACGGCGTACTCGAGACACACCAGGCCCGACAGCCCCCCGCTGTAGCCGCCGCGGGAGAATTGATTCTGCACCTGGCCCCCGGTCAGAAATTCGTCGAAGCCATCCACGCGCCGGCTGGCCATCGCCGACGGAACCCGCCTGAGCGTCGCCAGCCGCGTCCCGTGCCGCTGCATCCACACCGCCCGGTCGTGATACACCCGGCAGGCCTCCTGGTCGTTGAGGTAATAGACGTCGGGCACGTCCGGCGGCTCGAACAGGTCAATGCCGCCGTTGGTCGTGATGATCCGGGCCGTCGGGCAGCGCCGGCGCGCCAGGTTGAGCATCTCCCGCGCGTCCGGACCGCCGCCGACGACGATCCACGCGCCGCCATAGCGCAGCAGCGACTCGGCGATCGCCAGATCCACCGGGCCGTCGATGTCGATCGACCGCTCGGGCGGCATGATGTACAGCTCGCGCTTGCACTCCCAGAGGCCACGCACGGGCGGCCGCATCGCCACCCGGCTGCCGTTGAGCCGGTATTGCTCGGGCCGCTCTTGCCGGCGGCGGCCCAGCTCCTCGGCGCCTAAGTGGATGCACCGGCATCGCCGATCCACCAGCACGCTGTTATCCGCGACGACGCTGACCACCGCGTCGGTCTCGGCCAGGTATCGCAATCGCCCCACGGCCAGGTCGATATCCTCTCCGGCGGTCAGCGGCGAGGTGCATTGGAGAATGACGACGATTTCCGGCGTCTCCGGCATCTGCCCGACTGCGTGTTCCACGACCGGCATCGTCGGCACCGCGTCCGCGGCCAGCTCGGCGGGCCGCTCGATCACGGCCGCGCCGTAGCTGGCGGCTACGCGAGCAATCTCCGCATCCTCGGTCGAGACATAGACCGCGTCGACCGATTCGGCGGCCAGCGCGGCCCGGACCGACCAGCCGACGAGCGGGTGCCCGCCGAGCGGCTGGAGGTTTTTGCGCGGGATGCCCTTCGAGCCCCCGCGCGCCGGGATAATTACCGCAACGCTCATTACGTATCGCTCTGGTAGAGAACGCCCAGGAGAAACGCATTCGTCCCATCCGAATCGCCGTTGGCAACCCAGACCTGATCGACCGGATTTCCGGTCAGCGGATTCGACTGGCTCAGGCCACTCACGTAGACGTAGCCCTCGCCGGCGGCGATGTCGCCTGCATCGAGAACCACGTCGTTCGAATCCTCGAAGACGACCACGCCGCGGCGGGTGAAACTGGCCGCGACGATCTCCGCCTTGTCGCCGTCGAAATCCACGTCAAGCGGCGTCATCACCTGCACGGTGACCGCCGTGTCCTGGTTCGGCAGGTTGTCGCCGGCGGCGCCGGTGAACGGCACGGCGTTGCCAACCACGGTGCCGACAGTCCCCAGGTAGGCGCAGCCGCCGTCCCAGAAGATCGCGATCCGCGCCGCGTCCGTGATCCCGTGGCCCGTGGCCATCGTCAGCTCGCCGTCGGTGTTTCCGGTCCGCGTCGAGAGCGTGCCGGTCTTGGCGGCGGCGAGCGCCTGGCTCTGCGCGATCGAGCCGGTGGCCGTCTTCGCCAGGTTCACGTTGACATTCACTCCCGGCAGTTGGGCCGTGAGTTT